TCTAAAGCGAGTGCACATATAGCTCAATTGGATAGAGCGTCTGACTACGGATCAGAAGGTTGCGGGTTCGATTCCTACTATGTGCGCCATTGTTTGACCTCAACTTTCTTTATTTTCCGATTGCTATATAATAATATATAGAAAGTAGTTTTTGAAAGCACCTATAAAATAAAGAATTTAAAAAATATTTAAACTGAGATTATTGATTCTCAGTTTTTATTTTATCTAAGTATTAAAATTTTGGAAAACTATTTTTTATCAAAATAACTTTCATCATTATTATGAACCTTCTGAATTCTATCATACCAATGAAATAAAGTTAGAGAAAATAAGAGAGAGCTAATTCATCTCTCTTACAATTATACGTTAATACTAATTTTTTCAGAAATTTTAATATTACTATGCCAAAAATTGTATTCATCCAGTTTTTGGGTGATGCCATTGTATACATTACAGGTATTGCTTGAATCTTTAATAGTAATAATTAGACAAAATTCTTGACTTAATTCTTCATTGTTGATACTAGCTCTATCTTCCACACTACTTCTGTAAGTGCTATCAATAGTAAGATACCACTTTTTATTTGATGTAGTATATTTTAATTTATTTCCTTCCGTTAATTCTGAAAGATCAACTGCGTATTTTTTGACAGGATAATATTTATCTCCATACTGAATTAACATCCTTTCTTTTAAGGCAAAATCTTCTGAGGATTCTTTCATTTTAACTTTACTATACAATGAACCTTTTAGAACGTTTTTAGCCCCCGCTCTTCCAACTGGATTTAATATGCAATTTTTGCTAGTATCTCTATCAATTTTTTCATCATAAGAACCAAATTTCACATCTATATTTGACTGACAATATTCAAATCCTTGAGTAGCATCCAAAATTGGGTCATATACAAGGGTTACTACTACTTGAAAATTATAATATCCATTCTTTATTAAACAGTCCGGTATAGGAAAATCTTTAATATCTATAAATTTACCTTTTGGTAAAACATCCCGTAATATTAAGGTTGCTTCATTTGGCGAATTGTATAGTATATTATGGACTGTATTTGGCAATCCAAAACCAAGGTACTTAGTTCTTTCAACTTCAGGTATCTCTAAATTACTTGGATAATTAGCCGAGTGAATAATTAAACCTTTTAACAATAAAGCATCAAATTCTTCATCTATTTCATTCAATAATCCAGCTGCTAAAGCAGCTACCCTAGGTGTAGAAAAGCTAGTCCCTGCTTGTTCAATAACATTTCCTTCTTTAGAAAAAGATTTTACCCCTCCTTGAACAATTCTTCCCGACTCATCTATTCCTGCATTTCCGCCAAAATGAACAATATCTGGTTTTATAATGCATGCAGGTCCCGGACCTCTTCTTGAAAATGGAGAAAGATTATATGGTTCCGAAATATCTAATCCTTGTTTCTTATCAGCAATGGAACCTACTACTAATGAACGGACAGAATCTGCTCCCTCATTTAATCTCTCAAGAATGCCTCCAACAGAAAATTTTTTACAATTCCCTGCTGATTTACATATTAAAACATTGTATTCATCTTGAATATCATCTAACGCAATCCCAAAATCACTAAATTTTTGCTCTGATATTTCACGCATAATACTAATTGATAAATTCCATATTTTTATTTTTTGGTGATTATTTTTTATGACTTCCCTGATGTTTTCTATTAGTTCATCTTCTTCAATTCGTTCTTTATTGGTATTTGGAAAAACTGCAGCATCAAAAACTCTTATATTCTTAGAACCAACAAATTCTTCTCCCTGTAATTCATCTCCATAAACAATAATTCCTGCAATAAAAGTTCCGTGTTCTTCAGAAATTAAATCATCTGGATATGGTGAATTTCTCTCTCCATAAATCCATGTTTTTAGTGGTTCTACCCGATAAATCCCATTATCTAATATCCCAACAACTTCACTTTTTTTACTATCATCATAATCTTTTATTTTGAAACTTTTATTTATATCCAGAGAATCTAAACTCATAGTAATAGCTGGCATAGGTACAAGTTCTTCAGTTAAATCAAATAAAGTATCATTCATAAGTTCATTTATCATTAAATCTGACATATTGCATAGCTTATAAATAATCAGTGACTTGGTATAATTTGTTTTTATATAATCAATCTTTTTACTCTTTAAGAGTTTCTCAAATTTTATTTTATTGCTTTGATTTACTGAAAAATCTCTAAAATTAAAAAGCTTGAGTTTATAGTTGGAAATATTATCAGCTTTATATATATTAGGTTTATACTTGATAATATCTTCAACCCCAGAAATTCCATAAGCATTGTTTTTTTTTATCGATTATATTTTTTTTTATTTTAATTCCATCATTTTGAGAGTCTACACGAACAATTAAAGTATTTTCATCTGCAACTCCAATAACATTATTTTTATCAGTGAAAAAAATATTTTCTATCTTCTTTCGATGGCTTTTTGCATGTGCATCTTTATTTAATTTTGCTTGTACGATAACTGGAATTTTTCTTTCTTCCCAATTCTCTTCTTCTAATATTTCACCCATACAATTTAATAAAGTAAGAGATCTTTCATATAAGGCATTTCCTTCAAGAACCCATTTAGGAAGTTTTTTATCCCCTCCACCTTCAACTCTTTGTTTATCTTCATCTCTTTTAGTAAAAAATTTAATTGGCAATTTTTCTTCCATTTATTGCTCACTCCTCACTTTTTTAGAAATTGTCTGAATTTTTCTTAATGAAAACCCGTGAATTTGTAATTCCTTATGAGTTATTCCACCATTGATTAAAAATGTGATAAAATCGTCTTCGTTGCTTATTGAATGATTTACAAATAAATAAACTTCTCTCAAAATATCAAATACAACTATTTCTTCCTTGTCATTTATCAAAGCATTCCTAATAGAATTATTCATTATTGTTGTAATATCGGAGTGACTTAATTCTAACATTGAAGAAGTTAAAGCGTCAATTTTTTTGATATTAAATTTTATGATTGATTTATTTAGATAAACACTAACTAATTTCTTTATTTCTTCTTTTGTTGGTTTTTTTATACTTAATACTCTGTTAAATCTACGCCAAATAGCTGGATCTAATAATTCATGATGGTTTGTTGCTGCAATTATAATACTATCTCTACTAAAAACATCTATATTTTGGATAAGACTATTTACAACTCTCTTCAATTCACCTGTTTCATTTTTATCATCTCTTATTTTTGCAATAACATCAAATTCATCTAAGAATAGAATACATTCTTGTCTTGAGGCAAAATCAAAAATCTTTCTTATATTTTTTGCTGTACTTCCTAGTAAAGATGAAATCATTCCATCCAATCTTGCTGTAATTAACGGTAAACCTGTTTCCATAGATATATATTGTGCCAATGTTGTCTTTCCACATCCAGGTGGTCCATACATTAATAATGTACAAGAATCATCTATGCCAGACTTCAATAGCTTATCTCTATTTTCATATCCTTTTATAAAATCTTGAATTTCAATAAGAATTTCATTATTTAAAATTAAGCTTTCTTTATCTATTATTGGATAACAAATATCTACCATTTCCATTCTACTTTCACTATCGACAGGCTTAGAAGAAAGAGAATCTAAAGATAAAATTCCACTCTTTTTTTTAGATAATAAATTATTTATTTTACGTGCTAAAGATAATTCTCCAGTATTTTCTAAATTTTTAGCTAATATTTTAGAATAATTGAAAACTTTTTCTTTATCTCCAGATAAAGCCCCCTCGATTATTTTGGAAATTTCTGTATACATTTTACACCTCCTTTGTTTTATTATATCTTATCTTTGTTTTTTTTTCAATGTTTTTGTTATTAAAATTACTTTTTTTGTTATTATCTTCTTATTTTTTGTTATTTTTTTGAAAATAAAAAAATAGGAGAAAATGAAAAAGCAGGAAATCCTGCTTTTCTTTATTTGATTTGTTTATTTTTACATTGTTCAAGTATATCAATGAGCTGTTGTGGAATAGGAAGTCCCATTTTAGCAACATTTTCTAACAATGAAATCACTTCATTACTACAATAAAAACAAATCGTGATAAAACGAATATTTATTCTCATAGCCTCACTACCCAATAGAACGTCAATTTGATGTGCTGCAGTAATTACCATTAAAATCATTATTTTTTTGACAATTCCTTTAAATCCAATTTGACTATTTAAATTTTTACAATAAATAGCTTTCATAATTCCAGAGATATAGTCAATTATCATAGCTATCAATATTGCTTTTATAGAGTTATTCTCTCCACCTGTCATTGAAAATACTATATATAATATCATTGATAAAAACCAAAGATATATATTTTTAAATAAATTTATAACATCATAGAAAATAAAAAATATTTCCTTTATTAAAATTTTAATTTCTTGCATTTTTCCTCCAGAAGTATAATTCATAATTTTAATATTTTTGCCCATTTACTATAATATTTTAAAGCTTCTTGAGTATGATCTACTACTGCTATATCCTTATATCCTTCGTTCCTTATTTTTTCTTTCCAACTTGATTCTCCAAAGACCCTTACAGCTTTATACATAGTATTTCTTTTCAAATACCCTACTCCCAATTCTTTCATAATCAACAAAAAAATCCGATCTGCAAGAGTTCTATTTATCCCCGTGTCATTGAATTTACTATATAGAAAATCATGCACAATTGCTGCCGGAGTATACTTTCCAAAAGGCGGAAATATACTCCAAAAAATTCGGGGAACCGAAGCCAAATCTGTTACAAAACCTTGGGGTACCTTAATTTGGTACCCATTGATTTCATAAACATACTCTTGATAAAGTTCGTTTTTCTCACCGTTTACAAGAGGATGTAAGATAAGTTTAGTTACTTCCATTTTCCTCTTCCTCATCTATATCAATTTTTCTTCCACTTCCGAATGTATCTGAAAATTTCTGTAACGTCTTTTCAATCGTATAAATAATTCTTTTTCTGCTCAAAAAATGTCGAATTAACAATTTTGCAGGAATTGGCAATGTTTCTGTTCTCACTTCCACAAATTTTACAGCTGCATTCAATTTTCTCTTGTTTTCTCCATACTTAAATGAAGTTTCTGCCATAATCACAGCATTATCAAATAATCCAATATACTTTTTTCGATTATATAAAACATAGATAAGTATTACTCCAGCTACTGCCATCCAAATCCACTGCTCTTGTGTAAATCTTCCGAAATAAGTTATTCCTTTATTAATTAAATTTTGCATATTTTTACCTCCCGATTTATATAAAAAATGATAATTTCCCCCGAAAATACCGACATTATATATTTATGTCATAATATCACTCCTTTTTTTTTTATTTTTGATAAGGAACATTATCTGCTCCTAAAATTTGAAAGTGAGGTCCATCTTTTCTATTTTTCCATGTCCCTCCCCATTCAATACTGTATTTTTCAATTAAACCTGCTTTTTTTGCTGTGTTATATATATCTTGATAATAATGAAAATCTTTCCAATCGCCTTTATAAACTATTTTTCCATTTTCTTTTATAAGAACTCCGATATCAACAGCATACCCTAATCCATCAATTTTTGTCTGATGATTTGAAATTTTCTTATATCCATCGCAATTAGTTTTCCATGGTCCCGGAATTGTTCTCCCACTTTGATATAATTTATTTTGTTCTGTTGCAGTTCTAACTCCATCAGTAATTTTAAAATCCCACGGAGAAATTTCTATCAATTCTTTCATAAAATTTGTTAAATTTACATGTACTCCTTGTAATTTTTCTAATGATTTCTTACTAAGTGTATACATTTTTCCCCTCCTTATAAATACCTTTTATATACCCTCGCTCCACGTTATTTTCTCTATTTTTTCTATATTTTCAGCTTTCTCTAATTCAACAGAAAGTTTTCCGAAATGTTTAAAAATTTCTCTTTTTCTTTCTCCGAATGCTGTTAAAATTTCTTTAATATCTTCAAAATTAACTTTTTTAAAAGAATTGTCCGCCAATACCCAATTTTCTTCTTTTGTTTTTAGCTCCGGATTAAAATCAGCTTCTATTTTTTTTAAGAAAAAATTTTCTAAATCTTGCTTCCTTACTTGAAAAACAGATTCTTTTACTTCTAGATTTTCATAGATTTTTTTATCTCGAACTTCTTTTAGCTCTTCTCTTTTTTTTTCTTTTAAGTAGTCAATTTCTGATAGAATATCAATAATTTTATTATTTTCTATCTTTTGATTTGCTTTTAATTCAACAACTTTGTTGTCTACAAAGTAGTATCTTTTTTCAATACTCAGTTCTACTTCATTCTTCACTTCTTCAACTACATCGCCAATTTCTGTTGGAGCTATTTTACTAACATCTTCATCCCAACTTAATATTTTGCATGTGTCTTTTTTATATAGAATTTTCAAAGTGTCTTGTTCGAATTTTTTCTGTTCTTCATACCAATTTTTATTATCTTTGTCAAAAATCGCTATATATTTAAATCCATCTTCTTCCGTAATAATTTCTGTTCTATCTACTACAAATTTCATTTTATCGCCTCCTTACGAAAATTGAACGTTTACCCAACTTCCATTTCTATACATTTGTAATGTTCTTACAATGATACTTCCGACTTTATCATCTCCACTGTGACGAATATTTATAGTACCAGTTACGATAGTTCCGCTCCTCTCTGTTGTTGCGTAAGGAGGAGTTTCTACAACTGTTCTAGCAGCGAGTCGTAAATCTGTGACAGTTTTTTTGTACAACTCATTGAATTTTTCATTATACTGCGTTTGTGTATAATATCTGTCATCATGAGTATGGCTTCTTCCTGCATATCTATCATCATGAACGTGATCTGAACGGGAGTATCTATCATCATGATAGTGACTTTGCGGTGGAAATACACGAGGCTTTCCTTTAATGCTATCCCATGTAAGTTCTATAGCTCCGGTGAGCCTTCTTGCAGCTTGCCATAGATTGTATAACGCTCTTCCTGATGCTACCTTGTTTGGTAGATCATATTCGTAACTATCAGTCTTATCTAAATTATAACCTGATTTTTTGTGTGCAATTTTTGGCTCATATTCCTCGTGCTCGTGCTGACTTGGTGGAAAGTTTTCCGGCTTATTTTCAATTGATTCCCATGTGAGTTTCAGATTAGAGAGCTTCTCTTTAATTTTTTGATATAGAGAAATTAAAGTTTTCCAGCTAATATGTACTAATTTTTCATCTGGATTCCCAGTAGAATTCCATTTTCTATTTCCTCCGATATTGTGATACCATTTTCCGTCACTTGCTAAATACTGACAATCTTTTTCCAGTTGTGCTTGCTTAGACAACTCTCCCCTTTCTAGCAATCCAGTTGGAACATACCTTTTATTTGCTATCGCAGCAGTCATATACAGTAGAGGATCGTTGATATTTATGGTAGCTTCGATGTCACTTGAAAATGTCAAATATATTTCATGCACTTGTTCTAAAGTAACCCCTAAGTGGTTATTTGGAATTCCATCCGGTCTAATTGCAGTCGCATATGAATACATAACATCTTGTAAATCTCCATCTATTTTTGCAAATAATCCAAATTCTTCTGTATTAAAAGATTCTTGCAAATCTTTATTTGTCACACTTACAATTACCTTTACTGTCCCTTGGTCATTACTCACATCTATAATTTTCATATCTAATTTTGGAGAAGCTAAATCCGTTGCTTCATCAGGATTTCCAATTATTTTTTTATCTCCCATCTTTGCTCTAGTGAAAATAAACTTTCCCTCTTTCGCCAAAGCTCTTCCTAATAAATTTCTTCCAGCATTCGTAATTCTTTGTCCTCTAAATTCTGCCATATTTTCCCCTTTCTCTTTGTATTCCAATATTTCTATTTCCATATTTTATTTCATGATTCATACCTTCGAAATATAAATTTATAACTTCTTGAAAATGTTTCAATATTATTCCCTTTCTTCCCCATAAACCCTGATTTATAAGTAAATGACTTGAAGATTCAAAAGTGATTTTTTCTAGTTGCTGTGTTGCTCTTTTTGTTTTCTTTATAATTTCTAGAATTTTTACAATCTCTTCAAGAACAATAGAAGTATTATTTAAAACATTGATTCTAAAAGTTCCTTCCTCTCCACTATAATCAAACCATTCTTTCAATTCTGAATCTCGATAAAAAATTTTTAATACGTTTTCTACTGCAAAAGGAGTCCCTTTCTTCATATGAGTTACAATTGAATTTTTTACAAGCTCCCTTTTCTCCTTTAAAGAATTTGAAAGATTATAAAATTCTACATGTAAATCATGTGCAAGCATATCAACATATATTTCCTCTAACTCATCAATTCCATCTAATGCCAACAAATATTTTTTATTTTTTACAATATGCTTTTCAATTATTCGCTGAGAAACTCTATAAAACAAGTCTGAATTTCTTTTAAAGCTGTTTGGAGCCAAATTTATAATAAATCCATCATCAATCGTCTGCATCATAAATGTCTACTCCTCCATCTTGAATATTTTTATGTGTACATTTTGCAATTTGTTTTTCTGTTATTTCCGTATCAGTTGGATGTGTTATTTCTACTCTTCTTGCCCCATTTGTTTTACAAATTTCAATGATATCTTGCGTATTGATTGAATATCCCATTTTAGAAGATAAATTATCAATCCATGCTTGAATAGCTCTATTGATGTTATTTTTTATTTCTATAGCTCTTGTAGCATCTTTTTTATAAATAAAATATTTAATATCTACTGTAAAACTTATTTTTTCTGGAGATTTTATCTGAATTAAATCTCCTTGTGGTCTAATTTTTTTATCGTTAATAACTGAAAACACTAATTCTTTCAATTCACTTGAAATTTCTTCTCCTTTCTCTCCTGCAATATAAATGTCAATATGGCATGGCTTCGTTTGTATAACTTTTACATCTTTTATTAAATTACTTGCAGATTTTACCCAAAAACAGTATCCCCCTTCACTACCTGCTGTAGAAAAAGATTCAGGAACTTGTCTTAGTCTATTTCTATAACTCTCATCTTCTTCCTCTTCTACTCCACCGATAACTTTTGTAACATTGGAACAACTTTTAAAATAATCATATACATCAACGATTTCTTTTATTTCGCCAATTTCGAAATTTGGAGTATATCCTTCCGCTGTATTTTCTATAACTACATCTACATATGTATTTCCCGATTTTACCTTTACTTCCTCTAATGTCTTAAAAACATATGTATCTTTTATAAATCTAGTTCCTTTTGGAATTACAATATCTCTATTCTTAATCTCTTCTATTTCACACCTCATTGTCGTTCTTGCTTTTCCATGTGTAATTCTTGACCCTTTACTCCCATAAATTTCTCCTTTTAGGTCTAATCTATCATCTCTAGCCCATCTCAAATAGTTTTGTTTTGCAACATCATTCATTTCTGCTTTTACCGATGATAAATATAATGCAAGAACTCTATAATCAATTGCTCTAGGCTCTGTTTCAGTTAATTCAATTCCTCCACTTTCTTCTTTGTATATTTTTTTTATATCTTCATAAATATCGTATGGATCGTATGGAATTATAGTAATATCATTTGTATTCATCTTTTACCTCCACAGCACACTTAATTTCCAATTTTCCTTCCGCTACATCAAACTCTACTTGTTTTAGCAAAATTTCCGGTATATATTTTTTTATTTGTTTCTGTAATTCTCTTTTTAATAATGGTTTAACCATATTTGCTGGTCTATCAATAATAGAAGAATCTATACCAATTTCTCTCGCAAGAGGAATTTCTCCTCTATATATTCCCAACAAAACTTCTAATCTTTGCAAAATCCCTTCTACACTTTGAGGATGATAGGAGTAGATGTATTTTTTTCCCTTTGTACTTACCTCATACATATTTCCCTCCTATTTCTTTTTCTTCTTTAGTTTATTTTTATGCTTTTTATTATTTTTCTTTACATCTCTCTTACTTACTTTTTTTGTATTTTGTGTTGCCGGGGGTGGTGGAAGAATATCTCTATCAATATTTTCTATATATTCTTCAAAAGATAGTTTTATTACACACACAATTGTCTTTCCGGAAGAATTTGTATATTGAATTGTTTCTGAAACAGATTCTATATAAAAATCATGTTCTGACATTTCTTTTCCACCTAAAAGCAGAGGATAATGTTCCCCATTTTCAACCATTCTAGTAATTTCCTCTACAATTGTGTCAATACTACTATATTGTTGTAATAGAACAATTTCTAAAGAAATTTTTCTTAAATTTCTATAACTATATTCAGCAATAGGGGTTGCTCCTAATATCGAGTGCTTTTTATATGATGAAGATTTGCTAATGCTCACTCCATTGCTTGGAGAAACAATTGAATTTGGGTTTACTCGAAAAGATAAAGGACCAAATCCTCCTATTTTCCCAAGCCCATATAATAGAAGAGCATCTCCACCATAACGGTTATAAAATTCTTTCAAGGCATGTTGAAATATATTCATAATTTTCTCCCTGCTGTGTTTACTTCTGTAAATGTATCAATTCCTGTAAATGTACTTCCTTTTACATTTAAATTCTTTGCTAATGTAGTTTCTCCTGAAACATTTAAATCCCCTTTTAAATTTATCTTTGGTGAAGTAATATTTATTTCTTTTATAATTTCCATATCCAATATTCCTGTTTTTTTATTCAATGTAATACTTCCACCTCCAGGATAATGTAAAATGATTTTTTCTCTGCTTGCCGTTTCCGGTGTTTGATTCACCTCTGTATAGAAAGTACCCAAAATAAACCCTCTATCATCTTCCCCTATAAACAAGCAAACTACAGGACTATCTATTTCTGGTATTTTATATTCTTTATCATTTTTTGTTAGAGGGAATAAAAATTGTAAATAAGATGTTTTTCTCCCATCGTATTCTGGAAGGATGCATTGTGCTGTTCCCTCTTTATCGTTAATAGTGTGAATAATTCCTATCACAATTTTAGCTAATTCCATATTCCCCTCCGATTCTATAACATGAAATACTTGTTACAAAAGGTTCTAGACTTCTTTTTACTTGCTTTATATAATATTTTCCATTGTACATTCCTGCATTTTCTAATAAAAAGCAAGAAGAGGCTGAAAAACTTAATTCCCCAATAATATTTAATGTTAATTCAATTTCTTCCTTATTTGCCCTCTTTATAGCTTTTTTAGCATATTTTTCTAAGTTATGCCCCGATCCTCTGCGATTTATTTTTAATATTTTTTGTCCTTCTTCTTTTTCTTTCTTCCCTGTAATTGAATAAAAATATTTTTCTTCCTTTCCTTTCTTAGAATTTGAAAAAACAAGGAGAACTGCATCATAAATTTCTTTTGATTTATTTCTTATGTTCCAACTTAGTACTTCTGTTTTCTCCAAATTGATAACTCGAACTATAGGCTTATTTTCATAAACTTCCTCATCAAAGATAACTAATTTGTCAAAAGTTATTTTTAAATTCATCCCTTCTTCTTCACAAACTTTTGAAAGAAATCCTAAATCAGTTTCTTTATCCTGATTCAGTGATTTAAATTCTGCTCCTTTCTCTTCCTTTGCTAAAAATAAATACTTTAAATTATATTTTTTTGCAATCTCTTCTCCTAATTTTTTTAACGATATTTTTTCCCAGTGCTTACTATTTTTCTGATCCTGAATATTTCCAAGTGGAATAGATAACCCTTTAATAGTAATTTTTTCTTTTGAATAATTTTTATCATCGATATAAAAACTTCCTAATGCTCTCTCTTTCATTCCTTCATTTTCTTTTTCCCAATTTATAGTAGTAAGTTTCACATCAAATCTTGCCTTTTTTGGAAAATCCCATTCTTTTTTTAAAAATTTATTTCTATTATTTCTTAGTGAAAATTCAATGCTATCTATTGTACTGTTTGCATTATCTATGATTGAAAATCCTGTCATGTATTGCTGCAAGGAAAGAGAAATATCTTTCCCTGCATAAAATACATTTACAAATGCTCTTCTTGTTAGCTTATCCATTCTGGTAACTCCTTTCTTCTCTCTCTTTTTTCCTCTGGACAAATAAGCATAACACCATCTTCAAAAATAACAACAGAAGAAAAATCAGGATTTTCATGAAAAAGCATAGCTACCATTCTTCCGTGACCATATACTTTATATGATACTTTATCCCAAGTATCTCCATTCTCTGTAATGTATACATTCACTTTAGTATCTAACTCGTTCTTCATCAATTCCCAACTCCTTTAGTGCCTGCTTTACCATTTCTTTAAATTGATATGCTGTATGTTCCCTAGTTTCTTTATCTGTATTCTGTGCAAAATGAAAATGTTGTTCCAAAGTAATCGTTGAAGTTTTTGTAGAAACAGAAGAATTGGATACTTTTGAAAATGATTGAGAAATAGATTCTTGTCTTTTAAATCTTCCCAATAAATTTTTATTTTCATCTGCAGTTAAAATTCGTTCTCCTTCATGCAATTCTGCCACATATCCATCATAGGGGACATAATTTAATCCATTGGCATGTGATCCATCTATTCCTAATTTCTCATTTTCCTCTTTTCTTCCTTCAATTTTTGCAATAAATTTTTGAACAAAAGGCAAATCCAATATTTTTTCTTTAATTTTAGAGAAAAAACCTGTTAATTTTTCCCATGCTTGAGAAATTACTTGAGAAATGCTATTTACAATCCCTGAAACTGCATTCTTCAAAACTTCCCAAACAGAAAATATTGCTATTTTTATAGATTCCCAATTTTTTATCAATAAAGTTCCTAGCTTTATAATCAATCCAATAGGACCTAATAAAAACCAACATTTTTGAGCAAACTCCCATATAGCACTCGCTACTTCAATGGCAGTATTCCAAATAGCTTTTCCCCATTCTTTTACAGTATCCCAGTTTTTATACAATGCATATCCAAGTACTGCTATAAGTGCAATAAGCCATACAATAGGACCACCCAATGCACTTAATGCTGTCTGAATAAGAGGAACTATTCCTCCTATACTTCTTACAACTCCAATAAAATCAAAAAGCTTATTTTTTAATGACAGAACACGATTTATTCCCATAAATGTCGCTATAAAAATTGCAATTTTATCCACTCCAATGAAGTTGATTAAATCTATGACAATTTTAATGAGTGGTGCTAACATTTTAAAAGCATTGGCTCCTGCACTCGCTAAGAAAATGATAAAATCTGCTGTACTTTTTAAGATAGAAACAAAATCACTTTCAATTCCATCCGGAAATAATGTCCTCAATCCTTCTTTTACCGGTTGTATAGCATCTAACAATTTATCTTTATATCTAAGAATTGTTTTCAGAATATCCTGTAATTTCTTATTTACAGGGTCTGTTGAAAATTCTCCTCGAATAACATTAGAAATTTCTGCCAAATAATGTGTTACAACCTTTAAGCCTTCAATGGTACTTTCTTGAAAAATTGCTCCTCCAATTCCAAGTTTCACACTTTCCCATGCACTTGACAATAAAACCATAGCTCCAGAAGCTCCTTGAAGCATTACATCTGCCATTTGTTTCGCTTTTCCTGCACTATTTTTATTTTCTTCTGAAAATGCTTTTAATGCTGCAACGCCTGTCAACACTTGACCATTAAATTCTTTTTGCGATGTAAGAATCTTGTTAATAGCCATACTTCCTCGGTCTCCAAAAATATTATTTAGAAATCCAAGTTTATCAGTATCATTCATTTTTGAAGTTTTCTTCTCCAATTGCTCCATAAAATTGACAAAACCTACAAATTCTCCCTTACTATTTTTTACTTCTAACCCCATTGTTGCTAATTTTTTTTGTACACTAGAATCTGCCAATTTTGAAAATGCCTGTTTCAAGTTTGTCCCAGCCATTCCCGCTTTAATGGCTTGGTCACCCATAAGCCCAACAGTTGCTGTCATAGTTTCTAATGGAATATGTAAATCTTTCGCTCCCGCTGCTGCATACTTCAAAGCTTCTCCAAGCATTTCCACATTTGTATTACTTCTTGACATCGTATTCGCAAGAACATCTGCAAATTTTCCTGTATCATCTACCTTCAGATTAAAAGAACCTAGATGATCCGAAATTAAATCAGAAATCATCACAAGGTCCTCTCCACTTGCAGCTGCCAAATCCAATAATCCGGGCATAACTTTAATAATATCATTCGTTTGAAAGCCGGCTAATGCAAATTTTTCCATTCCTGCTACCGCTTCACCTGCAGTAAAAGAAGTTGTTGCTCCCAAACGAATTGCCTCTGATTCTAATTTTTTATATTCTTCTTGTGTAGCTCCCGAAATTGCTTTGACTTTTAACATTTGTTTGTTAAAGTCTAAATAAGAATTAGCTGAAGAATATGCTCCTGCAGTAGCCAGAGCAACTCCTGCAACTGTAGCTACTTTTCCCGCATTAAGAACTTTTTTCCCTATGCCAGCTATGGATGATTTTATTTTGTTTACCTTTCCAGAAATCTGCTCTTTTAAACTTAGTCTTGCTTCTGCTTTTCTTACATTGTCTAATTCTTTTCTGTATTCCCGAAGTGGTAATTTTAATTTCTTTAATTCAATACGATACTTTTCATAAGCACTTTTCTGATGTGCAATTTTATCCTCTAATTTCTGTACTGCTTGAGAAACCTTCCTATGCTCTATTTCCATTGCTTTTGTTACTTTTGTAGCTTTTTGCATTTGCTGTTCCATTTTTTGCAATCGCTCTCTAGCTGAATGTAAATCCTTTCCTAATGCAGAAATCTTCTTTCCGGATTTTGCCATTCCCTCAAAATTTTTCTTAAATTTTGCCAATTTTTCATTTTGTGATGCAAGTTTTGAAGTTCCATCAGACAACTTATGAATTTTTTCAGAAAATTGTTTAAAATTTCCTCCAAAATTCTTATCTAAAAGTGCTTTGAGCTTTATCGTAATTTCTTCTGCTTTTGCACTCATTTTCGCTCCTCTAATCTCAATTTTTCCAAATATTTATCTCGAATATCTAAAAAATGAATTAACTCATACAATGTTGCATTCATTAGCGTTTCATAACTAATGTTCATGTTAATACCGAAGGGTTGATTCAAGGAAAGAGATAGTCCTTCCACTATTTCTTGAATTCCATTGGACCAATCTTTTCCTAATCGACTAACAAAAAATTTCTTACATAAGTTGTTACTCTCGTAAAATCTTTCCCTCCCAGAGACATGATGATGGAATAAGGAACTCCTGAGGCAACTGCTGCGACCATTGCAAGATAATCACTGTCTAATTCTTTAATAAGATCACGATTCTTCTTATTTTTTGTTCTAAATTCTTTTTCAATATTATTTAAAATTCTACCTGAGATATTTTTATCAAAATCAAACACAATCTCAGTGTATTCTTTTATAGGCTGTTTCAAAACAATAATATTGCTTTCTTCTTCCTCCTCTTCTTCAAAATCAAGTATATCTTTTTCTTTTTTTTCTTCCATAATTTCTAATTCATCTTCTTTTTTTTCTATATTTTTTAAAGAAGAATCTACTTCTTGCTCCTGCAATTCTAATTTTGCTACTTCAAATTCTGTTGTTGGTTTTTCTGTATTTTTATATTCCATTTTTCCTCCCATTTATGATAGTGCTCTATTCACATCCGCTAATAAATCTTTTCCATTTACCAAATATTTTCCATTTAACTTATCAATTTCATAAATATCTTTTCCATCAATAGTAACTCGATAATAAGTACATGCTAAGGTAATTTCTGTTTCTGCAGAACTTCCAGTTTTCATTTCTCCCATTTTTATTTCTTGTACCATTGCTTTGACAGAAGAGGAAAAATTTACAATACAATTTGTTTTCCCTGTATCTGCATCTATTTCTTGTAATGCTGCCTTAATGTTAATATCGACTATATCTCCATCCTCAATGGAAATATTTTTATTGATATTTGTTGCTTTAATAGATAAAGTCAATGGTTCCAATTGCCCTTCAATAGGGACTTCTACAGTTCCTAATGTTCCAAATGCTTCTAATGATTGTTTCTTTTTCACAATATCCGGCAATGTTACAGAACCCACAAATAGTAACTTGTCATCTCCATTTCTACGTACAACGCAATTATTAACCACAGCTGGTATCAATCTCATTTATTCCCTCCTATAATTGTGATATTTTTTCAACAAAATTTTTAATATATTCTCCATCAAATTCCCTCACAAAATGTAATGTTTCTGCTGGGATAACTGTTCCTAGATATACATGCCATTTAAATTTTCCTTCTAAAACAGAAGTTTCTGGGTTTTCTTCTTTATTAAATTTAATTCTTCCACCATATAATTTTTCTGCTGAAGTCAAGCCTGCAAGAAAAATATTGATAGTATTCATAATAGTTTCTGCTCTTGTGTAAGTCATAGGTCTGTCTACATCCTGAGAAGTATTCAAAACTAATGTATTTCCAATAAATTTGAACATTCTCTTTGCACAAATCCAAATATCTTTTGGATCTGTACTTCCTCCGGGTTGATATAAACTTGTTCTGTTTCCCCAAGAGACAAATCCATTTGTTCTGCGAATTGCTGTTGTGATTCCATTTGCATTTAATAAATTTGCTTGTTCTTCTTCTAAATCTATATCTTCATAAACCCCTTCTGCATTTTTATATACTAATGCTTGCCCTTTTATATCCAAATTGGAAGGGCTCTCATATGGAATTCCTTCATTTTTATTATCTGTTTTCGCAATTAGAGCTGCTAACATAGAAGATTGATGATAGATTTTTTCTCCCAGTCTAATTTTTCCATAACATAGAATCAAATCTTCATCTATAAAATTGATTTTCTTTTTTTCTTCGACTGCTTCTCCATATTTCAAAGTGTCCTTTAAATCTATAATTCCCATACTTTCATATTTTCCGCTGACCATAGATGCTTTTGCATCAATAATCGCTTTTACCTCTGCTTCATGTGAATATCCAGGAGCTATAATAGAGCCGGGAATCATAGAATATTTAGAGAATACTTGATCAACACATGCCAAACCTTTTCTTTCTAAAGTTGTTGGATCAATTCCTCCAATAATATCTTCTTTTGTCACTTTACTTGGATCTAAAAATTCATATTCCACTTTTACCTTTTTTGCTTCAATTTGTTGTACCTCAATTGTCATTTTTCCATCAATATCAAATTGATAGGAAACTTTTTCAGTAGAAATTTGTTGTGAATTTTCAATATTTGTTACCTTTAAAGTCTTAGGCAGAATCCCCTTCTTAGATAATGTCACTTTCTTTTCTACCAACGTTAACCCTTCCGCTTCTCCTTCTGTATGAGAAGTTTTATGCCTTTTAGGGTCTAACACATTCACACATACTACTGGAGAAGCTCCAAAAATATTCAAATGTGTATCTAATACTTCTGAAATTGTAAAATTTAAATCAGAAGTTCCTCCAAAATATTTCATTGCTTCTTCGATGTTATAAATAATTTGAACTTTATTTACATTTTCCATATCTCCCATGTTGATAGGAGCTGTCCCTACTACAAAAGTAGGAGTATTCACTGTTACTATTCCTCGAATCTTTGAAGGAGTTTCTGAACCATATACTCCATGCGTGAACATAATTATCTACCTCCTGTCATGTCTTTATAAATGCTATCTATCAAATTTTTATAGTACAAAGAACCCTTTGCAATTTCATTTCTTATTTCAATAAATTTGTCTAACTCAACAAATAGTTCTTCCAAACCTTTGTATTTTCCTTTTAATTCTTCAAAATTTAAAGGATACCCGAATAAAACGGCATACTGTTGTAATTGCAATTCAGTTGTTGAAATACTTTTTCCGATATACACTATTTGTTTTTCTTTTTTCTCTCTTTTTTCAACTGTTCCAGTAGATATCTCTTGCGTTGTTTCTACTGCATTATTTTTTCCCATATATTCCTCCTCTATCTTTATGCTTCTTCACAGGCAATCTCAGAACTATAATATCCGTTATATGTTGAAAATTCCGACTTTACAAACCAATAATATCCTCCACTTTCTTCTTCTAAAAAAGAAGTTTTAAAATAGTCTTGACGAATACTAAAATTTTTATTATTTGAAAATTCCATAAATTCTTTTTTTATTTTATCTACGATTTTTAAAGCTTGCCGGTGTCCAACGGAACTTTCTTCATAAACACCAACTATCATTTCAAAGTCAATAAAAGAATCATATCTTCCTTCCCGTAAAGTTTGCTGATCAGATTTATACCGTAGCAGGATAAAAGGAATGTCATCCTCACTTTCTTTCTTTTCTTTCACTTTTTCTTGATAGTTTTTCATTGGAATAAAGTTATTAAAAATGTTAATGAGAACTTTCTCTCCATCTTTTCTCTGAAAAAGCTCATCTCTAAATAGTTCTTTAAGTTTCTGTATCATTGCATCTTCAATTTGCAAAATAGAACATTCATTCATCGCTTTAACCTCCTTATGAATTCATGTTCAAATCTATCTTTAAATTTCTCCTGAGCATACTCATGAACTTTCTTTGTCATATCTTGTTTTGTAAGAGCCATTTGATATGCACTTGGTCCATATGCTTTCTGCAAAGTACTTCTTTTTGTTCCAGCACGATAATACAATCCTACCTTCCCTTTTTCCGTCTTATAATGAGCCCAGAAAAGCCCCGGTACTGTATGTCTTGATTCTTTTCTAACACTCACTATAAATCTTTTTCTGTACGCTCCCGGTCTTTTAAAATTTATGTTGAATTTTTCTAAAGCAATTCTTTTTTTACTTTGAATAATGTAATTTTTCAATTCATTTGTTGAACTTTTAAACTGTATCTTTCCCCTGACTACTTCTGCTTTTACATGATACCCTAAACGAATGAGTTGTGATTGATATGTCCGTGTCATGGAACTAGCCCTATTCAAAGCCTGTTTCATTATTTTAGGAAGCTCTGTTTTAGCATTTTCAATATATAGTCGTACTTTTCTAACTTGTTCTTCATCCAATTTCAATTCAAACATCTTCTAATCCTCTAAATCTTCCAAATACATT